ATTGCGCCACTGGGTGTAGAGGAAGCAGGCCAGAACCCCTCCTACCACTCCAAAAACGATCCCGGCAGAGTCACTCCTGCCCCCTGAGAGCATGGAGTGGATGAATCCACCAAAAACAGACCCTGCCACCCCTGTGGCGATGGTCGGGATCCAGCCCGGGGGAGTCTCGCCCTTGTAAATGGCCCTCGCGATGCCCCCCACAATCGCCCCATAGACCAGCCAACTCAAAATCGTGAACATTTTCGATCCTCCTTGATGAAGTTAGATTGTGGAGGCCTCTCTGAAGGCCTGATCCACCTGTTCCTGAGAAAGTCCAAGAGAAAAAGCGATTGATTCGAGCATCGGGTGCCGCCTCTCGCAGTAGGGGGCGAATTCCCACTCTACTTGGGCCTCTTGGCGAGCTTGCTGGTCTGGAATTGCAGCAAGTGCCGACTCGATCGCCGACAGGCCGCCCGGAATGTTTCTTACAACCCAGATTCGGATCTGTCTGGCCGTGACGCTCGCAGGCACTGACCGCTCCACAGGCAAATCGACACTCTCGTTCGTCCATCCGTCGCCAAGGGCCGACAGGATGTCGGTGGAGTTTGGCGTCCCGATTAGCGTCCATTGCGATGTCGGAGCGCCGGTGCGCTGCTCCTGCGCCGATGAGTAGGCCGCGAGGATGTAGTCGCTCTCGCTGATAGAGATGACTGTGGCGACTGCACCTTCAATGCCAGCAAACCAGATATACATTCTACGACCTGTTGTAAAAGGAACCGCTCAGTATTACGTTTTGGTTATAAGTGCTGCCCGCCCTGCCGTAGGTCCGCGCCTGCGTGCCGCTGTACGCGCAGATAATCATGCGACCATCCATCAAAAGCGATGCACCTAGCACAGCGTTTGCCCCCGGAAGTGTGCCTGCGGCCAGCGTCACCGTGTCCGTGACTGGATCATAGATTCGCAACGAGGTCGCGTTGAACGGCGTCATCAGTATGCGACCGTCAGGCATCAGCACGCCATAAGCGAAGGAATTGCTGGCGGGGAATGTCGCAGGGCCAGCCAACGTCACTCTGTCTGCGTATGGGTCATAGATTCGTATCTGCGTGGCGCTGAGTGGAACGCATAGCACCCTGCCATCAGCCATCAGTACGCAGCCTGCGTAAGCGTTAGAGCCCGGGAATGAGCTTGCTGGTCCGGCGGCGTAGACAGTGTTGTTGGTCGGGTCAAAGATCCTCGCCTGCGTTGCCGAGCGAGGGCAGACAAACACGCGACCGTCAAGCATCAGCGCGCAACCCTGCCAATCGTTTGCGCCTGCGGAGAACGTGCCGTAGCTGGAAACTGTGTCATTACGCGGATCGTAGACTCGCGCCACCGAGGTTGCAGACCCAGTGACTGGCGCGGGCGAGCAAAACACGCGCCCGTCTCGGAGGAGCACGCCATTATTGTGCGACGTAGGAAACGAGCCTGCTGGACCGACGAGGCTGACAGTATCCGTGCGTGGATCGTAGACTCGCGCCTGAGTTGCGCCGATGTTTGGGACGCAAAACACGCGACCGTCCTGCATCAGTACGCCGCCGGCGTAAGCGGTAGAGCCCGGGAATGAGCTTGCTGGTCCGGCTGTCGATACCGTATTTGTCCGTGGATTGTATATTCTCGCCTGCGTAGCGTTTCGCGGTGGGAAGAACACACTGCCGTCGGGCAGCGTGACGCCGCCTTGATGCGCTGCCGCCGTACCGGGGAATGACCCGCCGGCAAGAGATAGCGTATCCGTGACTCTCGCGGACGACGCGATGCCGAATCTGATGGCGGCAGCGTAGCGAGACAAATCCGCAGAACTCTGCCAATCGGGCAAGCCGGAACTGGATCGCGGCCCGTCCGACGGCTGCGGTGATACAGCCGGCATCGCCACGGCTGCCGATGAGCCAAAGATGCCAGCGTTCATTAGAGATCAGCGCCAAGGGCCGTGACGTGCGTGGCCTGCGAAACGCTTGTCGTCGCTCGCAGCGACCATGACGCGGACGGCAGAATCAGGTTGTTGTAGACGACTGACACGCGCGTCTGCTGCACGGTTGACGATCCTGTGGCTGCGGCAATCGTCACCTCATCGAAGAGCCAGTATGTGGTCCCGTCGTACAGGAAAAGCCGCACAATCGCCGCCGCGCTTGTGGCCGCACATTTGACCACCACCTCAGCGATCCTTGTGCCGGCGGCCACGCCCGTCAGCACAGTGCCGACGTTGCTGGGGGCGGTGTACGACGAGTCTGCGGTGGCGATGCTGACCGCTCCAACTCTTGGAGTTACTGCGAATGCTGGTGATGTTGCCATTGCTGCTCCTACCTAAAGGTCTGCCAGAGGTACATGCGTGCGGCTGCGTTCGCGCCGGCCGCGAGGTCGCTTATCTGCGAGACGGCGACTGTCACAGGGTCCGATCCGCTCGCGCCGTGCGTGGATGCGTGGCCCGCGACGTTGCCTGACAGCTCCCAAGCATAGCCCGACCATGTGTATTGGCGGCCGTTCTGAGACGACGTTTGGCCGACAGTCGGCGAGGATGGGAATGAGAGTGCCATGATCAGTTATCCGGAAAGGCCGCCGTCGGGACCGTGAGCGTGCTGGCGCTGTATCTCGCTACGCCGCGAGTGACACGCACCTCGTCTATGTAGCCGTCGATGTTGTTGGATGCACCGTCGCAGAATGCGCCGATTGTTCCGCCGGCGGCAGTGTCGTCGTAAGAGGACGTTGTGGACGCAACTTGCGACCCGTCGACGTACATGCGAGTGGTTCCACTCGCACGCGACAGCGCAACGTGCGACCACTGCGACAGCGGGATAATCGCGCTGCTTGTCGACATGATGTTTGACCCGTTGTGGAAAACGTACACTGTCCCTCCGCTGACGAGATACCAGATGAAACCATTGAATCGCGAGCCCGATCCGCCAATCGGCGTCGACTCCCACAGCCCCGCCGTCGCGTAGGAGTTGAGCCTCAGCCACATTTCGATCGTGAAGTCTCCTGTGCCCATCGTCAGCGTGCTGCCGCTGCCAAACGACAGGTAGTCGCCGCCGCCAACAGACAGCCATGACTTTGATCCAAACCGTGACTGCGCCGTCGACTGCGTTGAGTTGCCAAACGCCGTGATCGATCTGCCGACCGATGACGAGTCGGTGAATGTTGCGCCCGAGCCCTCCATGTGCATCAGCAGCGCGACGCTGGAGAAATTCGGGTCACCAACCGTTGGCGTGATAGCCGAAGACGCAGAACTGTAGCTTCCCGTGCCGATCCCGTTCACGGCCGCCACTCTAAAAGTCACAGCCGTGCCGTTCGACAACCCAGTCACCGTCGCACTCGTCGCCGTGCTAGTGCCGTCCGAAAACGTCGTCCATGTGCTGCCGCTGTTCGTCGAATACTGGATTAGGTAGTCCGTGATCGGCGTCTGCGACAGCACGGTCGGGGCAGACCAACTCACCGTTGCCTGCGCGTTGCCGGCGCTGGCTGTGACGCTTGTCGGGGCCGGCGGGAGCAGGAGATCGAATCGGGAGTCATAGGAAGATACTGCACCGACCTCCACCCACACCGAGTTCGTCGAGTCCCACCTGTACAGCCTCGAAGTATCGGTGACGATGTACAGCCGCCCTGCGGTCCCCGGGTTGGGCAGGCTGGATGCCGCCGCAACCTCATAGATCTCAGCCGTGCCGGATCCGCCACCCCCGCTCGTAGCAAGCGCCGTGACGACACCAGACGCGTTGCGATAGAACAGCTTGCCATCTGCCTCGTTGATGGCAATCTGTCCGCTCACGAGTGACGCTGGGGTCGCCCCTGCGGTCGTGCTTCGGAGGATACGGATCGTGTTTGGCATTAGGAGAACGTGCCCCCGTCAATCTCTGACGAGGGGCTGAGATAATCGGTTCCTTCGACCGCCGCCGACACACTTCCGCCGCCGGCGCCCTTCAGGAGCCCCGTCGCCGTGATCGCGGCCTGATAGTCAGTGCCAGCCGTTGCCGCAGAGATCGAGCCGCTGCCGGCCCCCTTGAGGATCCCCGTGGCGCTGATCTGAGACTGGGCGTCAGTGATCCCATACCCGGCGAGCGTCGTCGGGTTCGTGCCGGCCGTCACGCGGCCATACGTGTCCACAGTGACAGACTTGTAGGTCGAGGCCGACACGCCAGTGGTGGCAAGGTCGATCGAGTCTGCGTTGACCACGATGCGGCCAGAGTCGGCAGTAGCCACATCCAGAGTATTGCCAGTCTTCGTCATTCCGGCCCCGGCCGTGATCTGGCCGGCGCCGGAGAACTGAGCGAACGTCAGGGCAGTCGTGCCAAGAGTGATGGGCTGATTCGTCGAGAGAACCCATCCCGAGTCCGCCCCCGCAGACCCTTCCTCCACGAACGTGAACAACCCGCCCGTCACCTCGGTGCTGCTATCAGCATCGGTGGCACGAGACCACGAGCCAGCGGCCACGACGTAGATGCCGTTCTCGGATCCGGTCGTCTGGTTCTTGACCAGCACGCGATCGCCAGCAATGACGGACACGCCGTCGATCGTCTGCGTGCCAGAGAGAGTGATGTTCGCAGTCGTGGCGACACGCACAGACGCCTTCACGTCGAGCCCAGTGCGAGCAGCGTCGGCGTAGGCCTTGGTGCAGGCATCCTGTGGGTTGACAGGATCGGCGAGGTTCGTGATCGTCTGCGAGTTCATCGACACCGACGACGTCGGTGAAGCAAACTGATCGAGGCGATAGCCCTGAGCAGTCGTCGCGAAATCGCCGATCTTCGAGGCAGTCAGCGAAGGGATGTCGCCGGCCACGAGTGCCCGGAACGTCGGCGCAGCGTCAGATCCTGTCGTCGGGCCAGCCCAGACATAGTTCGCGGTCTGGCTGGCAAGACTTGCCGAGAGCGTGCCCGAGCCCGTCACGGGCGAGCCAGACACAGAGAAGATGCCGGGCAGCGACAGGCTGACGCTCGTGACTGTGCCGGTGTAAGTCTCGCTCGTCAGGTAGCCCTGCGACTTCACGTAGGCCGTGGTGGCGACCTTGGTGCTGTTGTCGCTGGAGGACTGGGTCGTAGCAGAGGCCGACGATCCGAGATTCACAGTGCCGCTGAACGTATACGTGCCGGCGGCGGTCTGCGTGAGGCCGCTCGAAAGGCCGAGGAACGCACCCGTTCCGCCAACATCGATCACGCTAGTTGCTGAACCATTCTGCCCAGCGGTGCCAGTGCCGTAGACCAAGATCGCCGAACCCTCGATGAACGCAAGCTCCGCATTCGCGAGGGAGGAGGGACGGTTCGACGTCGTGGTTCTCTTTATCCTGATCGTATTTGGCACGGCTAAAACCCTCCTTGACTAACACATACAAGAGCGAGGAAGACGAGAAAGTTCCCGCCGTCCGTAATAACACTCTGATTCACATTGACCCAACGGCTTGCCGAGGACGAGTACCTCAGGAGGTCGTTGTTGGATAGGTTGGTGAGCGTCACGTCTTGGGCGTTCCCGATGGAGACCACGCCGGTCGGGCCCGGTGGCCCCTGCGGCCCAACGCCGCCAGAGGCCGTCGACGAGACTGCCGGAGACTGAACCACGGCGGCCGAAATGCCACCAGACGAGCTAACGCTCGCGACGATCGGCTGAGAGACGACAGTGGCTTTCACGAGCGCACCTCGACGATCCCTGTCAGGTATGTCCTTTGAACGTCGCCAGTCTGGGTGACGATCATGCGCCAATTATAAGTGCCTACAGGCAGAGCCGAAGTCTGCGACTCCGTCAGAGAGATCCCGATTTTGCCGGTGGCTGCGTTGTCGATCGTGGTCGTCAGTGGCATCACGACGCTTCCCGTGACCGCCGACACGATGCTCGAAACGACGCTCACGCCGGTCATGTCCACGTCGAAGTCGATCTGCGTCCCGAACTGGTCAGACCTCCGGAAGCTCAAGTTCAGGGCACCGGGAAGCTGTGTGTATGTGTTGGGCATAATGTCAATCTCCCAGCGACTCCCACAATGCAATATCAGCCGCCTAGTCCGCCGGTGCCACAAGCTGAATTTTTGGAACGATGACCGCACCGCCGGCAGGGTTCGCCGTCCACGTCCACCGATAGACTCGATACGCGGCTGGCGATGACAACGTGAACGTCCGCGTCTGGCCCGGCGTAAACGATTCTCCCGTGCGAGTGTCGATCACGGTGTACGTCGTGCCGTCGCTTGATCCAGACAGCGTCCACGCAGACGGCACCTGCGACAAATTAGACGAAGAGTCGCCGTAGCCGGAAAGGTTTCTACTCGTGATAGTGTAGCCGCCGATCCCAGATGCCGATCCATCGCCAAAGTCGTACTGAATCCAACTGTTCGTTGCTGGGCTCGGCGATCCGTAGAAGGTGGAGTCATTCGGCACTGTCGCCTTATCGAATGCCCGCCACGCATCGAGCCCAGCGCCGAGGATCGCAGACGCAGATGCAGTGCCGCTAGGCGCTGTGGCAGAGGTCATCAGCGGGATCGCCACAAACGAAACGGGGGGGCCCGCGTCAGGAAACGCCGCAGTCGGGACCGTTATCGTCGCGCCCGTCATCCCTCTTGCCGAGCCGACGGTGATTCTGAGGTCGTCGATGTAGCCTGTCATCGCGCCCGTTGCCGCTTGACGCCCGATATGCAGTGCGTTTGGGCCGGTCGTGAAATTCGTGCTATCGCTAATTTCGTTTCCGATTCGGGTGCCGTTCACATAGCAGCGAGCAACGCCGCTGGCTCTTGACACGGCAACGTGAGTCCATGTGTTGGCTTGTATGTTGTGGCCTGACCACACAAGCGGCCAGTCGACATTTGTGCGACCAATGCCAATGGCGTTGCTCGCCATGCCGTTGAGCGCCCACTGAAAATATCCGCCGTTCATCGAGTCCGAGGCCATGAAATATTGATACGCAGAAGGGGCGGTGAAATACCACCAGCCTTCGATGCAGAAGTCTCCAGTTCCGAAAGACAGGCCAGTAGCTGGCACCGAAAGATAGGTGCCGTTTTGACCGTCCATTGCGAGAGACTTCCCGCCCCACTTGGACTGCGTAGCCGACTGCGTTGCGTTGCCATTTGCAGTGATTGTCTTTGGCGCGCCACTGGAATCGACGAACGTCGACCCGCTGCCGTCGGCATGGAGCAGCAGCGCCACGGACGAGAAGAACGGGTCAGACCCAGCGGCGCCTTCAGGGAATGCCGCTGTCGGGACGGTGATTGTCGACCCCGTGTAGCCACGGGCGCTGCCGACGGTGATTCTGAGGTCGTCGATGTAGCCGTTGATAAAATTGCCGTCAACATTTCTTCCGATGAGTGCTGTGGCCGACGCTGGCGAAATACTTGCTGAATAGCTGAGTTGCGTAGCGTCACGCACGCCGTCCACATAGGCCGAGATGACTCCAGAACTGCGGACGAATGCAAAATGCGACCAGCTACCAAGCGGCACAGATGTGCTGCTTCCGGTCAGTCGCACGCCTCCGGCGGTCACAAAATCCAGTCTGTGCCCGCCACCAATCGGATACACTCCAGCAACAAAATCTGCGAAGCTAGGCGACGCTCTTGTTTCGACAATTGAGCTATATATCGGGTTGCTAATTAGGTATATCCAGCCCTCGATGACGAAATCACCAGTGAACGCCAAGGCGGAGCTTGGCAATGATAGGTTTGCGTCGCTGCCATTCAGCGCCAACGACTTTCCACCCCACTTGCTCTGCGCCGTGGATTGCGTCGCGCCGCCAACTGCCGTGATGGTTTTCGGCGTGCCGCTGGAGTCGACAAACGTCGACCCGCTGCCGTCGGCATGGAGGAGCAGCGCCACGGAGGAGAAGAACGGGTCGGAGGCAACGCCCGGCGTCACGCTGTCTGACGCTGATGAGTACGGCCCCGTTCCGGTGGCCGTGACCGCAGCCACCCGAAACATATAGGCTGTGCCATTGGTGAGCGAGGTAACAACCGCTGAGGTATCCGTCGACGTGCCATCGGCGAACGTAGTCCACGACGAGCCATTGTTGCTTGAATACTGCACGACGTAGTCCGTGATCGCATAGCCGCCAGTCTCGGCTGGCGCGGTCCACGACACCGTCGCCTGCGAGTTGCCGCCGGCAGCCGTCACGCTCGTCGGCGAGCCCAGCGGGGTCCACGAGGCTATCGCAGTGCGACGCCACCCAGACGCTGACTTGACGTAGAAATAAGAAGCGTCGTAGGCAACGTCGCCGTTGCTGCCGCTCGCACTGGGAGACGCAGGCACGCTCGACCACGAGAATGACCCGCCGCCACCTCCGCCGCCCGTGGCCGCAAGCACGCCGTCCGTGATCGTCAGATTCGCGCCAACCTTGATACCTCCCAGCACCGTGTCAGACGCGGTCGGAAGCGTATAGTCGCCTCCCCCGCCACCCCCCGCGCTGGCCGCCGCCGCAATAGTGATCGAACTAGCGGCAGTAGTCACGGTCACGTTGCTGCCGGCGACAATCGTGATCCCGCCGGTCCCGCCGTTGAGGCTCGTGACGTAGCTGTGTCCGTGTGACGCCGATGCGGCAGTCACGTCGGCGGCGACGAGCGACACCACGCCGGCCTTCCCGTTGACGCTCACCACGTTGGCGACGCTCGTCAGATCGGTGATGTTCGCCGCGACGTGCGAGTGCGACGCCGATGCAGCCGACACATCGACAGAAGTCAAGGAGACGGTTCCCGTCTTGCCGTTGACGCTCGCGACGTTGCCGGCGCCGGCGATCGTGATGGATGAGCCGGAGGTGGAGACCGTCACGTTCGCACCGGCGACGATCGACGGCGTGCCCGTGATCCCGTTGACGCTCACGACGTTCGCGACGGTCGTCAGGTTTGTGATGTTCGCGGCAACGTGCGTGTGGGACGTTGCCGCCTTGCCGTCGAGGGCCGATTGAACGGCCGACAGGGCCCTCGAACTTGTGAAGTACAGGTTTGTCGAGCCCTCGGTTAGAGCGTCGGTCGTCCCCGGCGACGGCACGATCTCCACGTAGGCCGACCCGGACCAGCGATATGCCTTGCCGGTAGACGTCGCCACGTAAATCTTGCCGGTCTCTCCGGTCGCTGGGAACGCACTCTGGGTCGAGTATTCGAGGACGTCGTCGACGTAGCTGGGAAGCTGTGCAGACGGCACGAGTCCGTTCACGAGAGTCGCGTAGCTGCCAGACGCCTGCTTGCCGTCGAGCGCTGTCTGGAGTCCAGTCACGTCCGAGATCGTGTGCGTGTGAGCGGTGGACGCCTTAGCAGCCAAAGCTGCCGTCAGTCCTGTGACTTCAACGATCGCGTGCGTGTGCTGTGCGGTCGCAGCCGAAACGTCTTGCAGAGTCAAAACTACGCTTCCGGTCCTGCCCTGCACGGACACGACAGGAGGATCCGACGCACTGATCGTGAACGATCCGCCCGCCGTGCTGATCGCGATGTTCTTGCCGGCCGCGATTGGATTGACGCCGACAAGCTGCGTGAGAGCAGTGTTGTACACGGCGGCCGGGCCGATGCCGCCACCGACTGTCAGCGTGACGCCGGGCTCGGCGCCGGAGACGGCGATGTCGATCGGGGTGAGCGTGACGTTGACCTCAACCATCTCACGGATCTCCCACTGTGATCTTGCCGCTCAGGACGGTTCTCGTGATGACGCCCGGCGCGACCCACCGCAGATACCAGCGAAGCTTGTCCTGAGGGTTCAACGAGAGCGTCTGAGACTCTTGGAGAGAGAGATTGATCTGCCCCGAAGCGAGATTGACGCTCGTGATCGTGAAGCTCAACACGTCTTCTGTTCCGGTGACGACGCCGTTGCTCACGCTCGTCACCTTGTAGATCTTCGAGGTGAACTCGTAGCCGGTCAGTGGGATCGACGCATCGACGAGGATTCCAAACTCGTCGCCTCGAACGAACGACAAATCGAGTGTCTGCGGAAGGACTGCGTACTCAGCCAAGAGTCACTACTCCTTCGCAAACGAGGCGTAGGCGACAGAGACGGCGGCAGCCGCCTTCGGAGCCTCCCGCTCCAGTGCGGAAGGATCTGCGGAGAGCCACGTCAAAAATGAGAGAATCCATGCCCACATGCGTCACCACCCTTCGCCGTGATTCAGGACTTGATGCCCATCGGCGTCGACGCGAGCGTGAACGAGCCTCGCCTGCTGGTCTTGCTGGGGCGGCTTCTCGGCGACGAGCATCACCCACAGAACCCCCTTGGCGATCCTCGCAATGAATCGCAGGACAGGACGCTCTGGCGTCTTCGGGCGAAGCGGCGACGCCGGCGACGCTGCCAGCCACCAGCCGAACGCCAGACACACGACGCCGGCCATGAGTGCGTATCTATAGTGCTGCTTCATCGCTGCTCCCCGGGTTGTAGCCATGCGCCGTGGTCGAGTTCGCGATATGCGAAACCGTTGACGCCACCGATCGCGAACGAGTCGCCCTGCGCGAGAATCGCCTCAGCCTCCTCGCGAGTCATCCAGAACGACCCGTCAGGCTGATCAGGGGGAAGCTTTCCGCCGCGACACCACGTCCCGCCCCACGAGTTGACGCACAAAGCACCGTCGCGAGGGTTCTTCATCCCATTCTCTGCGGCGTTGGCGGCGTGGCGGGTCGCCACCAGCGCCATGCAGTGCCCCCAATGCCCACCGCGTGGGAGGTGGCCGTCCTCGTCCCTGACGTTCGTCGCAGCGAATCCCACGTCCGAACATATGGGCACGCAATAACCTGACTCGATCGCCGCACAAAGCTCGTCCCACGTCTTCACTTGGGCGACCGCACGTGCCGTGTGCTTGTTCGCCTCCTTGGCGAGATCGAGCGGGACTCCAGAGTTGCCCCACTGGCGAGAGAGAGGGATCGAGTAATTCGTCAGGTCGACGCTTCCGTACTTTTGCTTGTACAGAATCCCGCCGATGCCGGGCTGCTTGCACTTGCCGGAGACCCACCTCGCGGCGGCGGCTCCATAACTTCCATCAGAAAATCCTGCGTTGGTCACGGGAGGAATTCTTCCGGACGTCCGACTTCCGCCGTAAATGCTGGAAGTGTCGCACTCCAGCGGAGGATTCGGCAGAACGCCAGTCTCGTGATCCACGCACTGACCTATGTACGCCCCCAAGGCCCACCCGAATGAAACGCACGTCCCGGCGTTGCCCTGATTCCACGCGGAGAACGGAGTTCCGTACACCTTGCGGTGACACTTGTCGGCGTATCGGTAGAGGTACGTGTCCTTGCCCTTAGCCTTCGCGATCGCCTCCGCACCGGCCTGAGCGAACGTCGGCTCTTTCAGTTCGCCGAGAAACTCTCGCGTGGCCGTCGGATTCGGTTGATAGCCGAAGTTGTTGTCGATCCCTTGCGCAGCCTTGTACGTCAGGAACTGAACGACCGCGCCGACGAACGACGCGACGACGACGAACGCAAGGGCGGAGACTGTGATCCTACTTCGTGGCATCTGCGGCGGCCCTTGAGATGTCGTGCATGGCAGAGACCCACTTCGCACGTTCCTGCGGCGTCACTGGGCCACCGTCTGTTCCGAGAGTCTCTTCGAGGTACGCGCGGATAGCAGCGACAACCTTGGGCTGCCGCTGCCCGATGCTCTCTCCACGGCAGCGAAGCTCGCGCGCGGCAATGCGGAGGTCGTCGAAAGCGACGCCGGTCTTGAGCCGAGGCTCTGCGAGAGTCCCGTCGTGCTGGATGCAGTCGCCGACCTCTGCCGTGAGGGAAGACACGATCGCAGCGTCATCCGCTGCCGTAGGCCCCATGAAAAGACCCTTCAGTACGAGACCGGCCGGCGGCTGCGGGATCGGAGAAACACCGTCCGAGTCTCGGCCGCTCGCCGCCCACATGAGCAACGCAACGGCGACGAGGACGCCGGCTGCGATCTGACGTTGAATCAAAGTCATTCCTTGTCGCTCCCAGCCACGAGACACAGGGTGAGGTCGTTGATCGCCGCGATCGCCTTGTCGTCGAGAGTCGCAGTCGCGATGAGGCGGCTGCGGACCTCCGCGAGGCTCTCGATCGCGACCATGTAGCTCGGCGACTTGCGTGGCAGCGGGATCGACGGCACGGCCGTCGAAGGCAGCGGCTGGCTCTTCGCGACGTTCTTCTGCTCAGGCCAGAGCAGCATGACAAGGGCGGCGGCGAGGATGCAGAGGTAGATCACGTGGAGGCCCTCACGAGCGGTAGGAGAGACTGGACAACGCCGCCGGCCGCAAGCAGCACGACGGATCGGATGGCTGGGCGAAGAATGACCCAGAAAGGCAGGGCGTACATCGGCACGCATTTGTCGGCGACGGCGTCGAACAGGCTCGCGACGGCCGCGACAGCCCACAACTTCTTCTGTTCGCCGTCGGCCGGGATCGAGTCCAGCGCGGCCACGGCAAGTCTCAGAAGAGACGTCGCAAGCTCAGCGAAATCAGCGACAGACAGGCCGTCCGAGGCCAATTCTCTGGCGCGAGCGACGTAGGCCGAGACCTTCTCGGCGAGGCCCGGCTCTTGGTTCGCGGCGGCAATAGCTGGCTCAGATACGGTCACTCGTCACCTCCAAGCCCGGCCCATGCAATGCGATCGAAGCACTTCACGACCTTCCGACGTACATCGTGCGTGATGCGGCCGAAAAGCGGGCTTTCGGGCGATGCGACGATGGCGCTCATCATGGCCGACGTCACCTCCTCGTCGATCGCCGGGAACAGGGCCGGGCACGCCGTGTGGATGCCGTTCTTCGTGAATCGTTTGACCGACTTGTGGATCTGGATCACGTCGTCGACGGTCGTGACCGCAGGCTCGTCGAGAATCCCGTCCGCCTCGATGGCTTGGGCCGTGGACTCATAGACGCTCTTCACGAGCAGCCTGTCGGAGATCAACATGCCCCTGAGAATCTTCTCAAGTCTCGCCATCGGTGGCCCACTGGAGGAAACGCTCTCCCTCCGGAGATAGGAGGATCGAGAGCAGGCAGTCCTTGAGACCGTCGCTGAGGGTGGTTTCGGCCTTGTTTTCCAGCCATTCGACGGCCTGCGAGAAGATCTCTGCCTTCTCTCGACGGTCGGTGGCTGCGAGGAAAAGCCGCGCATAGACGTAGAGCGGACCCATGCAGGCTCTCCTCGCATCCAGACTACACGGGGCCGCCGATCACCCGGAAGTATCGACGAGCCCCTCCAGAAATGTGGACGTCGCGTCCTCAGAGTCAGGCGACACCCGGAACACAGCCTCGGGGATGACCCTTGACGAGGCGGGCTCGGAGCGGGGGATGCCGCCGACGCGACGCTTCTCGCGTTCCTCGTCGGTCCAGCCGGCCTGAAAAGCTAGGCAGGCAGCCTGAATTTCGGCCGTCGTCGGCAAGTACGCCTTGCGATGCCCGGTCTTCGAGTTGTGCCACGACTCGCGTCGCGGCAACCCAAGAGACTTGCGAGTCGTGTCGCAGCGGTCAGCCGAGATCCTGAGAGTCTGTGCAATTATCCGAGTCGGCGTGCCGGCGACCCACATCTGGGTGAACGTCGTCGTGCAGACCGTCGCCTTTATTCGAGCCATCGGGCATCCTTGCCCCCCCCGGAACCCAAAACGAAACACACCTCATGGACGGGTTGAGGTACAGATTCCCGCCCATGCTCTTGTGAAGTCCGACATGCTCGCAGTCTTGTCCATCGTAGACGCCCCTCAGGTAGTTCGACCTCCTGTAGACGGCAAGCTGGCCGAACGCAGAGTTCATCCTGACCGGCGGCGAGCCGACGGGCGGGTGCCAGAGATGGAACCAGAGCATGTCTCGGCGACGCTGCCACCAGTTCCAGCGGCACGCAAACGCGTCGTAGTGACACGCGGCCTGAATCGGAAACGCCGGCGGCCCCCACTCTACCCACGAGTAGCTCGCCATGCCGGCCGTGTCGGAGTGCTGCGGCAAGGACAGGTGCCCGACCGTGTTCATCACGCCGCCGACGCTGAACCCGCCCCACGGGTCCGTGTCGAACACGACGACGAGGTCAGCCTCGACGCCGTCGACCCACTTCCGGCAGCGGTTGCGGTACTGAGCCAGCGGCACCGTGCGGCAAGTCTCGGTCGTGTGGTTCAGGTGCGGCAGGCCGAGGTCTTGAATCTCGCAAAAGGTCTGGCTGCCGTCGGCCCACGCCGAGAGGGCGTCTTTCGTATCGTCCGTCGAGTCGTTCTCGAAGACGAACGCTTTCCAGTCAGAGAAGTAACTGCCGGCTGCCGAGACCGCCCCCAGAGTGAACGGCAGGAACGGCATCGCGTTGCGACAGATGGCTACGAATGCCACCTTGAGAGACTTGGCCGCAAGCAGCCCACGCTCCTCGAACTCGAAGTAGTCGTCAGCAAACTCTGCGTCTGGCGGCAGAAGCACGTCCGGGTGGTGCTGCCTTATTTCTTCGTATGACAGAGTTGCCACTTGAACTCCCATGTGCCGTCCTCGGACGGCCAGTGATGGCAGAGGACTCTGCCCGTCGTGTTGAGCGTCGTCGCCTCTGGGTAGCCAAAAAACCCGCCGAGTGCTGGGTCCGACTCAGATCGTTCGACGGGCTTCGCATGGACGTGCATCGTCCTGATCGTCAGGCAGGGATTGATCACCTCCATTCCGCTCAGAGCGCCCCACCCTGCGATCACCGAGTCGCATCCGACGATACCCAGCGGAATCTCTGCCGAGAGCTTTGGGATCTCGCCGGCCACGAACGCCCACGAGTCTTGACTCCCGCTGTAGAAGCTTTCGTCTCTCATCCATCCAAGAAACCTCGGGCTCGACACCGTCTCCCACCTTGTGAGAGCGATGAGTCTATTGGGCTTCTTCAGCCCGACGAGCGAGTAGACGCTAGAGCCGAACGTGATGTCGGAGTTCGCGACGACACAGAGCGTGCCGCGATACTTGCGGTTGCAATGCTCGACAAGCTCGTTGAACGTCAGCCTCTGGGTTGTGCCGTCGAGATACTCGACGCGGCTGAAGACTCCAGAGTTCTCGTTGTGTTCCCGGCAGGACCGTAGCTCGCGGTTGCGTTCTTCCGTGTCGGCTACGTAGCTCTGCGAGACGAGAATCATTCGCCGATCGCCCAGCAATGCCCGGGGTGAGCCAAGAGCGGGTGCGGGATCCTCGTGACACGCTTGCCGAGTCGCTCAAGCTCGACTGCGACTTCGGCGAACGTGTCGTGACACTCGACGACGAACGTCGTTCGAGCCCAGCGGCCGGCGTCGACGCACCCCCGCAGGGCGATCACCTCGCCGCCCTCGATGTCCATCTTCACGAAGTCAGCACCGTCCTCGCACGCGTCGTCGAGAGTCAGGCACGGGATCTGAACCTCCTCGATCACCGGGACTGGCCGCATGCCCTCGCCGCCGATCGGGTGGACTTCGAGGATCGAGTTGTGACCTGACGACGAGCGAATGTAGAACGGGATCTCGCCAGTCTCGTCGGCGATCGCCGCCTTGATCGCCGTGACGTTGTCGCCGGCCTGAAGCTTCGAGAAGTTCCTCTCGTCTGGCTCGAACGCCAGAACGGAGTCAAACAACTCAGCGAGCGGCTTCGTCCAACCGCCGACGTTCGCGCCGACGTCGACCGCCAGAGCCTTGCTCCTGAGACGATCGATCGCTTCCATCACGGGCTGCGTGAGCCAAATCTCTGTGCCGTCCATAAGTCAGATCCTCGCAAATGAAGGGGCCTCGATCTCACCCGTCTCGATCACCGGGACGGTCCACCTTTTTCTGCCTCGTGGCTGGCCGACTCTTCTTCGCTCGCGTTCTTCGGGGCTCCACTGCGCCCGGACGCTTGCCGCTCGCTCGCTGATCTCCTGCGGACTTGGCTCCTCGACGTCCTCGTCTGGGAGTCTCGCCGGCCGTGGGCCGAGCTTGAGGCGGACCGCCAGACGCCTGACCTCTGGCTCCTCCATCCTGAGGTGAGCCGCTATCACGCTCACCTTTGTCGTCTTCCAGTGAAGCTTGAGATACTCGACGTCCACCGCAAAGCCTCCGAAAGAAGTCAAAGATCACGATCTACTCCATGTGTTCCAAAGTGGCCCACCGCCGCCCGTGCCTACCCAACACGAGCGACGGCGGGACCACCGGAGGGGACGGTGTCAGGGTGCGAACTGTTGCACCCAGTAGGTTCGACCGCTGCGGCCGACGTAGCCGGCCACGCCGATCCGCGTGTAGCGGCGGTTCATCATGTTGGCCCGGTGTCCGGGCGAGTTGAGCCACGTCGTCACCGCTTCCTGCGCGTGAGCTTGGCCGTAGGCGATGTTCTCGATCGAGCCTGCGGAGTGGCCGAAGAAGCCCTCGTTCGCCATGCGTCTGGCGTGACGGCGAGAGCGATCCATCAGGCGACAGTCGACCGACAGGGGCGGAAGGCCAGCGGCGGCACGGGCGTTGTTCGTCTCCGCGACGACTTGAGACTCGACCGGCGACATGACCGTGCAGTCATTCTCGACGCCGATCACAGAAAGAAGCAAAAAGAGAAACACGCTCATCTGATAGCCCTCCAATGGCTAAGAGTTCTCGATCCAATCCTCACCGCGACGCTCGTACAGTCTCACGTCGCGACAACCCGCCGACGTCGCGATAGGCACGAACGCCGGAGAGAAGACCGCTGTTGTTCGTCTTGGATCCACGTGTCCGTCAGCCACCAGCATGCAGGCCGCGACTCTCGCGATCCCGTGCCGTCTCAGGCCCTCGTCGGTGAATCCTTCCAGCGTCTGCATCCCTCTCCACTCGTGCGTCGCTGTCCACGCGGCGACTCTGGCCGCCTGCGTGCGAACGATGCAGACAGGGGTGTGGGACTGACGCTTCTTGACTTCCTCCTGAAACTCTGAGTTGGGCTTCGTGAGTCGAGCGACGATGCAGTCTGCGTCGAGCAAGCTGAGCCACGCAACTTTTGTCACGAACGCGTCCATAAGGTAATTACTTCCGTACTAAATACAAGGGACTATTTTTTCCAAAGTGGGCGAACACCGTATTGAAGTCGAGGTACTCGATCGCCTCTTCGACGGCGATGCCCTCACGCTTGCACAAGACTTCGACACACTTGTCGTAGTCGTACACAGCGACGCACGAGCCGATCCCGACGGTGAAGCCGATGTAGGCTTCGTCGAAACCCTCGGGAATCAACGCCTCCGGATTATTCATCGCCAATTCGGCATAAATGCCGTTACTGACGATGTTGCTCATCGCGATCATTCTTCACCAACTTTTTCTTGCCGTTGACGATCGCCCACCGCCACCGGATGACAGGCTTCTTTGGCGGCTCTGGCGGCCACGGGCGTGAGGTCATCGATCCCATCGAGGAATGTCCTTGAGCGGCACGAAGCGGTCCAGAGGGATGTGGCACACGGGCTCGACGTCGGCTGGGTCTCTTGTCTGCGACGTTCTTCCGCCGAATCGGATCCAGTCCGGGCGAGTGTCGCACAGGCTGGCGACGCGAGTCTCGCCGCTCTGGTCGGCGACGGCGAACATTGCCGGCCTGTCTGTCGAGACCCGAAGGCCGGCAGCAGCGCGGAGCTTGAGAACGCTCACCATGACGTCCGGGTACTGCCCCCACGTCATTCCGCTCCGGAACTTCACCTCGTACCAACCGACGAGGCCCATGCCAGTCGGGTCGCTCGTGGCAACGTAGTCGATGCCGTAGGACGTCGGCAGCTTGTGCAGGAAGACGCCGAGGCGTTCCTCGATCGCCCTGCGAATCTTGTCTTCGTTTGCCCGGTCGTCTTCAGACTCGTACATCGGACGCATCAAGAATCCTTTCAGCCTCATCCCGGCTCGTCACCACCTCGGCGACGGCCCCGCCGACCTCCCTGATCTCCCTGATCCGCTGCACCTGTAGCGGCCTCGGCTTCTGCCCCGGCCTCTTTACCTCGAAGAACACCGCGCGTCCGTGCTTGATTACGAGCAGATCTGGCACTCCAGCCATTTGCATGGGTCCGCCGGCGATCTTGAACGTCCACCAGCCCTTCGCTTTCGCGAGGGTCACGATGGACTTGGTGATGGCGGACTCCAACGGCATTCCTTTGCCCCTTCGATTGCCCATCCGTTGAAGCACCGACGACACGTGCCGCAGACTCCAGTGATGTCCTCGTTCGCATTGAGCGGGCAATCGTTTCCGTACAATTCGGACCCCTGAGGGTCGTACCCGTCTCGGAAGATCACCGGCGCGACGAGAGGGTCTGGCGGAAGCTCGCCCTTGTCGCACTGATAACTCCAGAACCACTGGAGCCCGGCCGGCGCCAGAGCCCGCATCTCGTCGAGCCGGGCCCACGAAGACTTGTCGACCGACAGGTGGACGTAGACGTTGTCGCGTGGCTTGATCAAGCTGGCGAGCTTCGGCTTGCGACTCACGACCCACTGCGGGATCGTCGGCATCAAGTATGCCGCCCAGTCGATGCACGTGACGCTGGCGTCGACCAAGTCTCCGCCGCCGTTCCAGCGGATGTAGTCGAGCTTGAGTCTCGCGGCCCAGAGCGAGATGCGGCCGGCAGTCTCTTCCGGGGCGGCCTTGATCGAGTTGAGCAGCCGGTGCTGCTTCTTGAGGGACGCCGTCCACGTCGACGGCCCCTTCGCGAAGTAGCACGTCTCGCCGCACACGATCGTCGGCGTGCATGTCCCGATGATCGGGACGTTCAACGAGTGGCCGGTGACGCGGTTGTTGCTGAACGGATTCTCGTTGTCGGCGAGGAGGTCGGTGTAGGCGACGTGCTTTTTGGCTAAGTGTCGAACCGTCATTTCAAGAACTTCCTTGTTCTTTCAAAAGCCTCTCGGCGAGTTCTCGCGATCCTCGCCGAGAGGTTGTGCTGCCTGACCCCGCCGTGCCACGCATTGCCTTGCCGTGCCAAAACAAGCCGGTCCCAATGCCTGCCGAACACTGCCTTGCCTTGACGAGACTTGCCCGACCTCGAAAGTCTTTTGAATCCCACCGCTTGGCATCGAAGCCAAGAGATCGCCGGCCGATCGGTGGTTTAGTGCCATGCCATGCCTCACCGCGCATCGCCCAACCATGCCGCGCCTAAACACGCCCCGCTGCGCCGCGCCATGGGCGGCTTCCGCCGCATCCCACCGCTTGGCATCGAAGCCAAGAGATCGCCGGCCGATCGGTGGTTTCCTTAGCGGGCCAAGCCAGACCCTGCCGGAGCCTGCCGAGCGCCGCCGCGCCAAGACTCAAGTCGCCTCAACAGTCTCACGATTCGCTGGAGCCTGAGACGACTTGTTGATTACCTCCGCAGTGAATCGACCGTTCTGCGGACGCCAGTCTCCGAGCCCGACTCGCGTTCCAGAGGTCTCGACCCACTGAACAACCTGAGACAGATTGATGACCGAGTCCTCGAACTGAACCTCAATCACCGTCGACCAGTTGTGAAAAATCGGCCGAGTTCGCATCACCCTGCTCTGGCCCACCTTCACGCCAGCGCAGCACCGGAAAGACTCGTCTTGCCAAAGCGACTCAGCATCCCTTGGGCCTTCGTACTGAAGCACGGCGTTCTTCTTGACGAAGCAGACGGACTTCGCGAGCTTGCCTTCCTTCGTCACCTTGGCGGCTTCGTAGATGGAAGCCTCGACGTTGCGTGCCGGAATGACGGGCCCGCTGTCCTCGTCGATGTACAAGCCGGCCTTGAACTCGATCTCGGCCAGACGCTCGTGATCGGCGTCAGTTTTCTTCTTCTTAGACGTGATCTGCTTTATCTGCTTCGCCTGAGCGCTCAATGGGTTTGCGAGTTCCCCGTTGTGCATCAGAAGAGGGGCGTCGCCAGTCAAACGAAAGAGAATCGTTTTCCATGCCATTGCTGAAGTTCCTCCGTGATTGCTCATTGCTAAAAATAAAACCGACACCTACCGGCCTACCTTCGTACCGCCGACTGCGGATAACGCTGGTGATTGCTTCGTGGCATTGAGAGCAAAGAGTGATCAAGTCGCCTAATACGTCTTCGCATCCAAGCCTGTCGTATGTCTTGTGATGAACTTCAAGGCGCCACTCAGCCCCGTCGTGCAAGCAAGTCTGGCATCGGTGCTGGTCGATCGCGAGCCGCTGAGACCTCTTCTCGGGCCACGAGCGTCCATAGTCGATCTTCACTGAGGCACCCCGTGATACTTGTCTTCGCTCGACATGCCGCGACACTCTTCGCACAGCCTCGTCCCAAGCCGATGCTCTCGCCGGCAGTGGGGGCACTTCTTCAGTTCAGGGCCGCAGCGGCACTCGTCGCAGAAGCCGTCCTTCGACGTCGTGTCTCGGCCGCACCCGTGGCAGCACGTAGGTTCACTTGGCATCGATCCGAAACTCCGGACAGCCGCAGGCCTGACACAGCGAGTTCGAGTCCTTCACCGCGTTGCAGCGATTGCAGAGTCGGACGATCTCTGGCTTCTTCTTCTCAGCCATCGATCTGCCCGGCGAGGTAGTTGTCGATGCCGATCTGATCGATCGTCAGTCGAATTGCCTCGATCTCGGCCATGCCGTCCTCGGAGCCCTTCAAGAGTCTCGCGAAGATCGCCGCAGACTCAGCGTCACCGACGGCGACGGCGAGGAGGTAGCCGGCACGCTCGTCGTTGGCGGCCTTGGTGTCGAGGACGTAGTTGACTTGAAGGATCCCCTCCAAGTCGTGCCTCGGCCACACCGGCTCCTCGAACTGAGACAGCGGCTGCTCGTCGAAGAACTCAAGCCTCGCCACACACTCCTGAGCGTGCGACCTCTCGTCGGCGAGATAGGCCTCGAACGTCTCCGCCAGCTTCGGGTATCCCCACCGGCGGAAATGCTCTGCCTGCTCGGTGTAGAGGACGATCTGCGACCAGTGGTTCTGGAGCGCGGCCTGAAGAGCGTCAACGATCCCGTCGAGGGGCTTGGGCATGGCAAATCCTTTTGCGTGCGGGGGGCGACGCGTCCAGCGTCGGTGGCAATAGCATCCAGACTATTCACGAGCGGTCAAGATACTTTTTTGCCGCCTCCTGCACCGCTGACCTCTTCGAGACGGCGACGAGCGACTCGATGTACCAGCGGCAGCCCTCGGCGTCGATCTCCTCGAAGCTCTTGCCCGCGAACCGTCCGTCACGCATGAGAAACACGTCCTTCTGCTTGCGGTCCTCGGCGTCGAGCAGGCCCGGCACCGGGTCGACGACCATCAGGAGCAGACAGCCCCAGCCGCACTGAGCGACCCACTTGTTGCCTGCGTCCGTCTTGCGAGTGTCGACGAGGTCGAGAATGGTCATCCCGCACCGCTCGCACTGGTAGTGACCGTCGATGCTGGCGAGATATCTTGCAGGAGGTTCTTTGACGACAAGAGTCGAGGGGGCAGCCGGCGACGCTTGCCTCGCCCGCTTTGACTTCGTCTTTCTCTTGCCGTCTTCGTCCTCAGTCGGCGACGTGTCGAAGAGCATGCTCATGGATCCACTCCCTGTAGAGACTGATTCGCGTGTGGTGAGACTCATCGCCGTAGGTTGATCGCGGGGCCTTGCCGATGGCGGTCATAAACGAGTTCACCCCGGCCAGCTTGCCGCCGATGAACAGTCCGCCGCCTGAGTCTCCGGGTGCAATCATCCACTCAAGCTCAGTCCTCGTGCCGCCGAGGACGCTACACACAAGGACGCCCCGCTCAGTCTTGTCGACGATGTTGCTGCCGGCGCGTCGCCTGCCGTCGGCCGTCGTCGCCCCAGTGGAAAGCGTCCCTTCGAGTCCCCACCCGGCGATAGAGCAGACCTTGCCCTGCTCGTCATCGCTTCCGTACAAAGCCGGGTAGTGGTCGAGGCCGATGTCCTCGGAGGCATGCCCGACGGCGATGTCGTGCCAGCCGACGCCTCCACGGCGAAACTCGTCGTGCATGAAAATCTTCGAGAGCGGCACTGCCCTGCCGCCGACGTAGACCCACCACTCGTCACAGTCCTCGACGACGTGTGCGGCGGTGACGACCCACCGGGGAGCGATCGCGACGCACGAGGCCGACGACTTCGTGCCGTCCTTGCCGCGACCCTCGATCTTCAGGACACACTTGAACCCCTCACCGTAGGCGACGTGCCTTGAGTCGGGCGTGCCGGGCTCGCGAGTGCCGGCGTCGGCAACGGACGCGAGAACAGTGACGATAGCCGCAGAAATCCATCTCATGCTGGTATCTCCAGTGAGCATCGGCCTCCATCGCCCACGATCCAGAGATCCTTTCTGGCTCGCGTGACGGCGACGTAATTGACACGACACTCCTCGTCGTGCAACTCATCGATCTTACTGCGGCCCCGCTCGACGGCTGGAGAACTCTTGGTCGACAGGATCACTGTGTCTCCCTCGCAGCCCTTGGCGCCGTGGATCGTCGAGAGTCGGACTTTCGGGCTGCACGCCGTCTCTGGCCCGAACCGCTTGGCTGCCTCGATCCATCGCGTGGCCTTCTTCACGTGCGTTTTGCCTAGATACTCCGGCCAGCGACCGTCGCGGATGATTGCGGCGAGCGCCGGCGTCGCTCCTGCGAGTGAGAGGTCTTCGTCGACAGCCCGGATGATGTCGACGCTGGACCGCAGTCCCTTCTTCCACGCCTCTTTTTCGCCACGCACGAGCAGCGGGCCCGCCTCCTTGTCGCTCGCGACGATCATTGAGATTGCGTTCGACCAATCGTCGTGATGAACGACCTTTCCGTGCTGGAGATTCCAGAGGCACGTGTATCCAGACATTTCCGAGACGCTGCCTACGCGATCGATCCACGTGTACGGGATCCGTTTTGTCCGCAGAATCTCCTCGTACTCAGCCAGAGCGAACCCGCACCGTCCGAGGATCAGGACAGACTCGTCACCCTTGAGCGATGCAATCGCCTGCATCGCCGTGCCGACACGACGCACGTTGCCCGTGTGTGAGGCCGGCTGGATCATGCGATCGCGGTAGCCGCTACGCATGCGACGGATGCAGCGTTCGCCAAGCTCCATGATCTCCGGCGGGCACCGATAGGATCGCGGCATGACGGACTCCTCGGCCTCCCAGTTGAGAAAGAGCCTGTAGTCGCTGCCGTTGAAAGAGTAGATGCTCTGGTAGGCGTCTCCGCTCAAGAAGACCCGCTCGACCGTCGGGCTCTCGGCGAGACGCCGGCAGACTCGATCGACCAGCACCGACGAGTCCTGAGCCTCGTCGATCGCGAGTGCCCTGAGGGTCGTCGGCACCTCACCGTCGGGCCAAGTCTCCTCGGGTCCGTCGACCGTGAAACGCACGCCGGCGAATCTCGCGATGATGTCGGTGTAGTCGAGACGACCAGATGTTCTCTTCGCCGCCTCGTACCGCTCGATGTACCGCCGAGACGCAGCCTCGTCTGGTGTCCGCTCGCACGCCGCAGCACGGCTCTTCAGGATCTCCGAGAGGCTCGTCATGTTCGCGCGGGCCAAGTCCCACGCAGCCAACGCAGTCGTCAGCGTCGAGTCTCCGTCTCCAGAGACGAACGCGATCTCGCGGGTGCGTGAGTCGTACCGGGTGGAGACTTTCCCGCCGACAGCCTCGCCGATCCACGTGGCGCCGTCTGCACCCTCTAGAAGCTGCCCCTCCTCGACGCCGATCTGTCGGTGGGCGATCGAGTGTGCCGTCCGAAACAGCCCGTGCTTCGTCAGCGTCTCGGGGTCGCAGCCCCACTCCGCCGCCGCACGCTCCGATAGCTCCTGCCGGCCAGCGCGAGTGAAGGTGCAGAGCCCGATCTCCTCGACGCTCAGGCCAAACTCACGCTTAGTCTCGGTCAAGCGATCGAGAATAAGCCGCGTCTTGCCGGTGCCCGGCCCGCCGATGTGCCGCTCAATCTTTCGCATTTGTAAGCTTCCTTGGTTTGCGCAACCCCTGATACCCCGACAAAATCGATCCAAACGCTTTCTCTATATAGGCGCAAATGCTTATCTCATAAGGAGTTGCATGCCGCGAAATCAGTTGATACCCCGTATACCCCATTTCTGGATGAAAACTCTGTGGAGTGACATATAGAGAAGTTTTGAGGGACATGGGGTATCACGCCCCGGTCAGTTGGTCGAGCGCGGCGATGTGGTCGTCGGTCCAGACCTTGAATTTGCCCAGACTCTCCTCGCCGCGACGCCAGACAAGCTCACGAAAGTCCCGCTCGCCGGTGACTTGGAGAATCTTCCTCTTCAACTCCCTCTCCTGAACGGTCGTGATGGTCGGCTTCACGTTCGCCCACGCGTACCGCACCATGTCTTGCCACTTGAAATAGAGCTTCCAGACCCCGTCCTTGCCCCGGATCCACTTGGGCGTGCCGTCGGTGTACGGAGCCTCGTCCTCGTCGTCGGACCGACCGAACGGCCTCAGGTAAGACCTGAGAATGGCCGCGTGCTGGGACCACAGGCACGAGTCGAGCGAGGGCTGCTCCTCGTCGGCCTCGTCGAGCATCCTCGCCCTGAGGCTCTCGACGTCTCTCCAGCCGTCTCCCTCTCTGACACGCCCACCCATCCAGACGAGCTTCCACGCGTCTGCGTAGGGCCGCATCAGATCGATTCTCGCCGTGCCCTTGAGAATCCTCTGGGCGACGGTGATGTGGTTGAGAATCTCGGTCTCGTCCATCGATATGATGCAGATCCTGCCCCGGTAGGGAATCGTGAGTCGATACTCGATCGGGTCTGAGTGGACGATCGTGAGGGTCCAGTCCCCCGGATCCCACTGTCGAGCGTCGTCGTTCCACTCCAGTCCGTAGTCATCGAACGGCCGCTCGCGGACGCCGCGACGGTCCTCGGCACGGAGACGGTAATACTCGAACTGGTCGGCAGCGATCCGCATCGCCTCGGCCGGGTCTTTGGGCTGAGCGAGGGCCCGGTTCTGTGCGAGCAGGATGTTTGTCACGATCTCGCGGTCCTCTGGTGTGAACCGTCGGACGTGCCCGCAGAGCCACGACGCCACGCCGACGAGGTAGCCGTGCCGGTTGCCGACAGTGACCTCGACGTTCGCGGCGAGGACTTGTCGAGCCTGAGCGACGGCGCCGCTTCCGGCCTGACGAGAGTTTGCTTTCACGGCCGCTTTGAACGCCGCCGGCAGCGGGGCCGGGTCGACCTCGTCGATGCTCTTGCCCGGGAGCCACGAGTATTGGATCGCAGTGCGATGCCACGACGACGGCATCACACTCTGGGCTGCCTTGCCGCCTCCGCCAAGACGCACCTCGATCCCGTCGACCTTCACGACGGCCACGTCAGGCAGATCGTCCTCGTACTTGAAGATCCTGTGACACCCTCGCGAGGCCGTGTAGGTCGGCGTGTCGATCTGATCGAGGCCGTACCTCTTGAGGGCGACCTCCGCCTCAGGCGAGTCGAACTCGATATCTATGATCCCAGAGTCTCGGCCCAGCTTCACGCCGACGTTGACCCGGAGGCTCTCGTCAGTGTCGGCGTAGTTGAACCACTCTCCGATCACGTCTTCGTCAGACGTGGCACGAGCCGGCCAGTTGTCTCCGCTCGGGTGCTTGCCGGGATTCGGGCAGCGATTTCCGAGGTGACACGTACAGGTGCAGTCGTCCTTGACGCCGTAGAGCTTGACGACTTTCCAGCCCTTGGCAGCGACGGCCGCAGCCGCCGCGAAGACATGATCTGCGCGGTAATCCACTGAAACACCCTCCTTGGTGAAAAAATGAGATGAGAAAAGCCCGGCCGGCGGGCCAGCCCCAGCCGGCCGGGCACACGAGTCCGTACTTCAGAGACCGGCTATCTGCGGGAACCGCTCACCGGACCGGAAGTGAAACACCTGAGGGACGTCGTCCTCTTGGAACGCGTTCCACGCCTTGATCCAGCACGCGGCAAGTGTCACCGCGTCTGCCTTTCGTGGGCCACGAGTGCTGTTCTCCAGCACTCGCTTCAGCTTCATCGCGGCCTCTGCGAGCGTCGAGTCGTACTTCTTGTTGGGCAGGCACCCGTCCTCGACGATTGAGATGAACTCCTCGGTCAGCGTCGGGTCGACCGACGAGAACAAGTAGTGCAGGGCAGCCACAATCGACGGGGGCGTGAGACCTCGACACTTCTTGAAGAACGCGTCCGCCCGCTTCACGGAGGCTTCGATCTTCCTGTGACCCTTCGCGAGTCTCAGGATCTCAGCGTTCGAGACCTTGCCGGAAGCACGCCGAGATGCCTTGTCTCCCATGACCTGAGACGTCTCGTAGTTGTCCACGTGCCTGAGCGCCGCAGCCATCAGCGTCACGTGCTTCTTACCGTCGACGTGCAACGCGTCCGCGTTGCTGCGGCCAGAGCCAGTGTCGATCTTCACGAACAGCTTGTCTTCGATCCCGAAGACCATCAGCACGTCGATCGAGACCCCCTGCTCAGCGGCAGCGACCAATCGGTGCTGCCCGTCGAGAACGCCTCCGCCGAGGCCCATGATGATGGGCTCCCCGTTGAAGGCGAACTCGCCGCTCTCCATCTCCTGCTTGAGGAAGTCCTTCTGGTGCCTTTTGAGGCCACGGTTCTTCGTGTTCCTCTCCTCGACAAGACTGCGGCACACTTCCGGGGTCAGCGTGGCGCGGAACGTGCAGCACATGCCGCTGTCCGCGATCTCGCAGATCTCCTCGAAGGTGACACGCTGCGACACCAACTCCACCAACTCTATCCTCGTTGACACGTTCATCGAAAAACCTCGCTAGTGAGTAGAGCCCCTACCGAGCGACGGCAACGCGCCGCCGCCCCCATCCGGCCCGGCCGGCTAGGAGTAGTGCCCCAGCCGGCCGGGCAAAGAGAACGAATCCAGACTAGAACGGCACCGCGTCGAGAGACTCGCGGCCGACGTACTTCTCCAGCGAGCCCCGCAGCTTCGGCGAGACCTCGGCGAAGTAGGCGCGGAACGCGTCGACCATCTCGGCCGGGGCCGGCGACACGAACTTCGGCACGACGCGAGAGTAGGTGGCCTTCGCCCCCTTCACCGCTTCGAGGCCGAGACTCGCGACGACCTGATAGGGCTGCACGCCCTGACCACGGAGCTTCCTCGCGAACTCCTGCACCTTCGGGCTCGACGTCTTCGAGAGACGCACGAACAGCGGCGCCGAGTCACCCGGACGCAGGATGCCGATCACACTCGTCGCGTTCGCACGCGGCGGGATGTTCCGCTCTCCCTGCTTCTCCCACTGGAAATACTTGATCTTCGAGCAGTCGTAGGTGTCGGTGCCAGCGATCCGAGCCGCCTCGATGTGCTTGACGTCGAGGTCGCCGGGGTCGTCCCCGACGATCGTCGCCGTCTTGCCGTCGAGCGACCGCATGTAGGGACTTGACTTCTCTGCCGCCTGCCCCTGATGCGGCCACAGATCGTGCTGCACCTCCGAGAGAGCGACTATCACGCCGGTGATCTCGCTCTCCACGTAATCGCCGAGAATCGTCGACCACGACCACTTGGTGATCCCGCCGCCGGGGATCTTGACGAAGGTCTGCTCAGAGCGTCGAAACTCGCCGCCGTTGACCGAGAGACCAGAAAACGAACCAACCGTAGCAATGGCATTAGCCATGATGTCATCCTCCTTGCCTACCGAACTAAGCGTCGGACCTTCCGACGCCAATCAACCCAACTCCAACACTTGCTCTGCGTGATACTGATCAGGCACGTAGTTGCCCGTCTCGCGGCGGTGCCGCATGTCAGCGAGCGTCTTGCGAATCTCCTGACGAGCGTTCTCGATCGCGTCGTCTGTCAGCGAGAACACGGCGACGTCATACGGAGCGAAGGTCTGGACGACGATGAAGCGGAACCTGAACGGCTTCCACCCGCCGGCAATCGCCGCGTCGGTGTACCAAGCCGCCTGCCAGTCGTATGCGTACTCGCGAAACGAAAACTTGAGCTTGCTGAACTCACTGCTCGTCGTCTTCAGATCGAACCACTCGTCGTCGTTCAGGCCGTCCGGGCGAGCCTTGCGATCATGTCCGTCCTCGTCTCTCCAGAACACGCTGTACTGCGTGTGCTTGATCGACTCCAAGAGTTGCCGAGCGATCTTGTGTTCCTTCAGAGACTCGATGATGTCGGCAACCTTCACGAAGTCTGCCGGGCTGCACTCGATTGCCCCGGACGGCAGGCTCTCCTTCCACGCCGTGAATGCGTTGCCGCGTCGCTGGCCGTTCGACGTCAGGACTTCGGGCGGCGCCACCGCGCACCGGCTTCGCCAGTCAAGTCCGCGAGCCTCGGCCTCGAACGCCACGTCCACGAGCGTTCCGAAGCTCGTGCCTGCGTTGCCCTCGAAGAGCTTGCCGCCCTTCACTTCCTCGTATCGCTGGGCCCGCCCGCCGCGAACGCCTCGATATCGACTCGCCTGAGACCGACTCGTGTGCGTCTTCCGCCCGTGATAGGCGTCGTTCGACAGATCAGTGAACACTTCAAGACTATTGCTCATTTGCCAACCCTCCGTGTGAGCCTCGACAGAATCTCCTCGACCACGTCTCTCTTGTCTTGCAACGCCGCGTAGATCGTCTCCTCGACCGTGTCCTTCGCCACGAAGTGGTAATAGCGGCACGTCTTCGTCTGGCCCGGCCGGCGGAGCCGGGCGAGGCTCTGCTCGTAGTCTCCGAGGGAGTGACCGATCGAGAAGTAGCAGCAATGCGACGCCCGCGTGCAGTCGATGCCGGCACCGCCAGACTGAAGCTGGATCACGATCACGTCGGTGCGGCCGTCCTGCCACTCGGCCAGTTGGTTGACGCCGCCTCGCAGTTGCGAGACCGAGCGGCCAGACTTCTGACACTCAGACACGACTCCCTCGATGTCCCGCACGAACGAGCAAAACACGACGAGCGGCTCGCCTTGAGGGAAGTCTTCGAGCCAGTCGGCGAAAGCCAGCGACTTGGCGGGCGTTCCGTCGATCGCGACGAAATCATCCTCGCCGTCGATCTTGGCCCATCCGCCGGCCGCAGAGCGAAGCCGGCTGACGATCACGAGTTGGTTCGCGGCCGTGACCGGCTCGCCGTCAATCCACGCGATCATCTCGTTTTCGAGAAGATCGTAGAACTCGCGAGTCTTGCCGGAAATCTCGACCTCGATCACCGTGTGGATCGCCTCGGGCAGCTTCAGCACCTCCTCGGCGGTGACGCGGTGGACGTGCGGGTCGATCCGCTCGCGGAGGGCGTCGAGCCCCTCAGCCTTGAACCCGGTGACCCAGCCCGGATATTTCGGATGAGTGTTGGCGATCCTGTTGCGGAACGCCGGGTACGAGCAGCCGAGGATCTCAGGATCGAGAAAGCGTAGCTGCGAGTACCAGTCGAGCGGCGAGTGCGGAGTCGGCGTGCCCGAAAGGCAGATTCTCTTGTCTGCCCTGAGCTTGCAGACAAACTTCGATGACTTGCCGGTGTGCGACTTGATCCTGTGACTCTCATCGAGAATCACGGCGTCCCATTTTGTGGCGGCAATGAGCTTGCCAATCTCGCCACGCCAGACGGAGTCGTAGTTGACGACGAGGATCGTCGGCTTGCCAGACTCAATCGCCTCCGCGATCCTCGCGGCCCGCTTCGCCGTCGGTCCGTCGACAGCGAGGCAGACCGTGCGAGGGTCGCCAGTCAGGCCCGCCTGCTTTCGCCAAGCGGGCCCGACGGCGATCGGGCAGACCACGAGCGTGAGGCGGCATCCTGCCGTCGCCCACAGGGCTGTCGGCGTCTTGCCGACGCCCATTTCGTGGCCGAGAAGCCCGCACGTGCGCGCGGCGAGCCAGTCAACCGCAGCCGCCTGATGCGGCCACGGGTCCATCCGTGGAGAAGAATCCATTCGTGCCTACTCGTATCCGTACTTTGTTAGTTGGACGAACCTACACCGCCGCCGCCGCAGACGTCAAGAGCTTGTCGATCGCGCTTGTGTATGCCGCAATCACTGTGGCGATTCTTTCACGCAGGAGATCAACTGCCCGCTCCTCTGCCAGTCGCTTCGTTGCGAAGATCTCTGCCTGCGAGTACACGATGACAGAGTCATACCGGCTCCGCGTCACGACGTTTCCGTCGTCGAGGACGGCCACGACCGTTCGCTCGTCGACGTCGGCGTATGGCTTGCCGTCATAATCCCACACGCGAACTGTCCAGACTTGGTCTCCGACGCTCATAGACCTTCCTCCTCTTCTTCGCCCCGGTAATACGGCGGAATGCTGGTCGCCTTCAGACGACACCGCTCGTAGTCATCCGCCATCGAGAGTTCTTCGTAGCTGTGTGCGGCGGCCCACCACGCGGCGGCTGCCATCAGGCCGAGGCCTGCTTTTCGGTAGAAGTCTGCCGCTCGCTCGTAGAGCTTGGCTGCGCGACGCCAGTACCGCCCTGACTGCGGATTCAGCTTGGCGGGGTTCGCGCGAAGTTCCTCGCAGTCTTGGCAGATGCGGTCGGCCTCGAAGATCCACGAGTGCCGGAACTTACCGAAATTGTCGTAGGTCAGTTTGTCTTTTTTCGCCACGTCTCGATCCCTCCTGTCTGATGGACTCGCCCCGGGCGGGGGAGCGGCGATCCGTCGCCGCCCCTCCCGCCGGAGAACACGTATCCAGACTACACCGCAAGGAGCTTGTCGCCGACTTCCGCGTCGAGGACGCCGTTCAGCCGCACCGTCCGACGCTCGATGTCACCGTAAGACTTGAGAGTCTCGGTGAACGCGTTCTGGAGCGACCAGAGATTCCAGTCTCGGAACTCCGGGTGCCTCGGGGCCTCGAACTCCGCGATCACCTTCGAGATCGCCTGCGACGGGATCGCATCGCTGCGGAACGCACGAAGCACGAGGTCGTGGAGGTGAGCCTGAGCCCGGACCTCCGTTTCCTTGTACACCGCGATCCGACGCTCAATGAGAGCCCGCTTCTCGGTCAGCTTCTGAAACGCCTCGGCAACCACACGATGCAGTCGCGACCGCAAGTGTCGAGTGTGCTTCGAGGTGATCGTCACCTCGCCGGCGAACGCCAAATTATCGCAAACGAAAACACGCGAGCCACAGCACACACTCGCCGCGAAGCTCTTGTCGTGCGAGTTCCGGAATCCGATCGTCAGGGCGTAATCCGGATGATCGCCCGCGAGCGTGTACAGGCCGAAAAGCCTGAGCCCGTCGCGTGTGAGTCCGTAGTCCTCCTGACGTGGCTCTAGCCCTGTCCCGGCGAGCGACGCCTTGACCGCGTCCGCCATCTCGCCGTGGCCGATCGGGCACCACGTCTTCGTGCCCTCGGGGGTCACGATCGAATCAATCTCGTCACGAGTTGCGGCTTTGGCGCCGCAGTGCAACACAAGAGTCATGTCCTACCTCCGTTTCTTCCCTGTCACCTTGTAAGGCCTCGGAACCAGCGATCCGTCGATCCGCTTCCGCCTGCCGGCCACGTGAAGCACGGCGAAAGCACCATCCCTGTCAAGAGCTTCAATCCACTCGCAGGCCCCCCGCTTCACATGAGCGTGAAACGTGTATGGCCCGCGAGACGTGAGCGAGACCTTGGTGCCGTCGGCGCCCTTCCAGTAGGGCCCGCCGCTGGCTCGAAACTTGTCGCCCACCGTGATCAAGACTCGCTCGCTCACGCGGTACGAGTCCTCGCGAACAGTCTTCACTCGGCCACCTCCTTTGGCTTGATCTGGACGTACAAACTCTTCGGAGCCGCCTCGAAATACTTGTAGAGAGCGGGGCAGAGCCACCCGTCGACGCCGATCGAGTCCCAGCGATACCAGTAGCCCCCGGCCTCGGCCTTGCCACGAGTGGCGACAAGTTGATGCCCCGGGAAGGCAAGGCGCGAGAACACGAGCGTGAACTCTCGCTCGCAGCCCGGAACGGCCTTGGCAAGCATCCCCAACGCGACGTCCGCGCCGGCGACGAACGGCTCTTTCGTGAGTCCGACTCGTGGGTCGTCGAACACGAGCGAGCCGTGTTCCCAGTAGGGGTGAATGACGTGGATCAGGTTGCTCTTCACTGGATTCTCCTCTTCCGTACTTAGGTAGGCTTGTGAGTATAAGGCAAGGCCGGAACAAAGTCAAGCGGATGGCAAGTCACGAGGACGATCTCGTGGACTCCGTGAGGCGTGATCGTGATGTCGTCTTCGCACTCGGTCACGTCGCATCGATGCCCCGTCAGGCCGCACAGTTCTTTGGTCTTCATCACGAGCGTCCGCCGGCTCGCGGATTCATCGGCCACGAACTCGTGACGTCGAACCCAGCAATAGTTGGGCTGGCCGGCGAACGTATCAGTGTGTTCGACTCGAATGGTCAGCACTGGCTGCCTCCTTTGCTGGTGAATGCCTCGATTGCCTTGACCGTCGCCACTGCGGAACGCTTGAGTCCGCCGTTGTCCCCGATCTCGTCTGGCCCCCATTCGTCCGCGTAGTGCCGTGCGTCGCTGAGCAGTTCCGGCAGGCCGGGATCGTTCGAGAGCAGCCAGACGAACCGGCTCGAACGCTTGACCGGCTCGCAAAACGGCTCGCACTCTCGCTCCTCGTGATCGCTGAAGAACTTCTTCGGGACACGGACTAGAGACGGCTGCGAGAGACTGTCGAGAGCTTTTGCCACAAAGTCTGGCTGCTTGTGACCGGCGTCCCTGTCGGCGAACCAGCGGTCGACTCGCCTCACGGTCTCCCTCAGTGTGGAGTAGCTCAGGCCGCGAAGAAGCTCGTGCTTGATGACCCACGGGCTGCTGCGAATCCACGTGGCCCTGACAATCTCAAACCCGCGATAGGCGTATTGACCGGCTGCGACTTTTGTGAGCGTGTTCATTCGAGTCTCCTCTGAGGTGTTGACTCCTCAGCCGCCCGGCAACGCACCGGGCGGCTGAGGGTATGCGAGTCCAGACAAATCCGTCAAGCCGAAAGAACCTCACCGTGCGTGGGCCGCGAGTAAGTGCCGAAGCCCGGCTCCTTCTCCTTGACCGTGGCTGTGACCTTCACGAGGTCGCCGACTTTCGCCGACTCCGCGATCGCCGCCGGCAGGGTGCCGAAGAGCTTGTAGCCGTCGCACTGGAGGAGGGCCTTCAGGCACGACGCCTCGTGGTAGCCGTACTGCGAGGTGTAGGTCTTGATCGACAGCACGGTGCCCGTGATCTCGACTCTGCCCGACGGCAGCGGCTTGGCGTTCGCCCGGTCCTCCGCCTTCTGAGCCTCCCACCCGGCCTTGCGGGCGAGGTAGCCGTCCTTCTGCTCGACCGCCTTGGTCACGGCCGCAAGCTGCTTCTCTGAGAGCGTGTAGCGGTGAGACTTGTGGTAGATGTCGAGGACGAACCCATCGAACTGCCCACGGTAGGCGTCGTCGTCGAGCCGGGCGAGGGCCGGGCAGGCCGCGACATTCGCGGCGTGCGTGGCCTCGGCCTTCTCGGCGGCCTTCAGGCGAGACTTGACCGCACGGTCGGCCGACTTTTGCTCCAGCGACTGGAGGTGAGCCTCGCACTGCTCGTCAGTCCAGTCAGAGGGGAAGACCCACGAGCGAGCCGACGGATCAGCGCCGCAGCCGCCGCAGCGGAAACACTGGCCCCACGGCGGGACCACCCCGCCGCCGCCGCAGCGAGTGCAGTTGCAGCGGCCAGTCTTCGAGGGCTTCGAGATCGAGTTGCTCTTCAGGTAGTTGCTCACGGGTAGGCTCCTGTGCGTTGGAGGTGTCAGTCTGACTCCACTCAAATATAGGCTAAGGCCGGTCGATTGTCAATACCCTAGAAAACTAGGGGGAAACGCACCTTTTTGCCAATTTCGATCACTTTGCCCGCATCGCTTTGCGTCGGCACCGTGGACATTCGTAGGTCACGCCTTGAGCCCAGTAGCTGGCGAAGAACTTGACCATGTCTGGCGACATCGCCTTCCGCATCCGCCCTCGACCGATCGTCAGTGTCTCTGTCTTCTCGTATCCGCAGGGCCAGCGGTAGGTAAGCATGTTGCCGTCGCGAGCGATTACCTTCGCACGCCCGCCACCTAATTCGCGTCGCACTTGCAATCCGCACGTCGTCATTGGCTTTGTGACCGTCGCCATCACTTGTCAATCTCCGGGTTACGAGTAAGTCTGTGCCCCACGAGCGTGTGGCCCCAGTCGGTGATGCAGTCCTCGGGATCTCCATGCTCGCTGTCGAGCGTGAACTGCGTCGCCCACTCGGCGAGCGTCTCGGCGTCGATCGATCCCGTGTGATCGGCCGGGCCTTTGTCGGCCGTGATCCGGCCGTCCTCTCCCACGCAGCAGTCTTGAGAGTAGAGGTGCAGCGCCCCCGACTCGTCTCTCGTGATGTAGTCGTACACGTAGCCTTCGCCGATGTTCACCGGGCACCTCCTTCAAGCAAGAGTCACGATCAATCCAGACTTCCACGCACAGAGTTCAGTCACCGCCGATTCGAGAGTCGCGAATCCGTGAGAGTAGCGGTGCAGCAAGTGCCGCCCGGCCACGCCGAACCTCACCGTGGTGCCCCAGACCTCCCACCGACAGTCCGCGATCCAGTCCCGGTCGCCCTTGTGGTTCTCGATGGTCCCCAGTTCCACGCCCTTGCATGAGATCGTCCAGATGTTTGGCTCGACGTTCCGGGCCTCGACGAGCCCATCAAAAAACTTGCGTGTTGCGTTCACTTGTCGCCTCCCTTGATCGCCCGTCGCAACTCACTCTCGAACACGTCGCCCCTCCACGAGTTGCGGCCGAACGCCACTCCGTCAACCGCGAGCCTGTCGACAGACAGGACCGCACACTGCCCCTCGCCGTCGAACAGAGTCGCCACGAACGTCTCGGGGTTTCCGTCTTCCGCAGTGTGGCGAAACCGCACCGCCCAAAACCCCTCGCCTGCAATGCCGTTGCGGTGGTAGGCCTTCTCGATGATCTTGATGCTGCTCACTGGTCGTCTCCTCTTGTTAGCGTCGTGCCCACTCTGGAATCGTCTTCTCGATCTCGGCGAGGGTCTCGTGCATCTCATCGAGCAGCCCAACGTCGTCGCACGGCCCCTCGTCGAGGTACAGTGCCGCAATCCGGTAGGCCTCGATCTTGTTGTCCGGGCTCGCGTACTGTGCGTCCGCGAGCAACTGCCACGCGATGTCGTCGTGTGTCACTGGGCACCTCCGTTGATGTTGTTGCCGTTCTCGTCCAGCACGTACCACTCCTGACCGGCGTAGGCATGCTCGGCGTAGTCGTTCGCCTCCGCGTCGCTGCCGGCCAGAAGGTTCTGGACAACCTCGAACGAGCCGTCTTCCCGCACGAACGCGATCTGGTACTCCCTCTGCCTGATCCCCAGCACGTCCTCGCAGAACCGCTGAATGTCGAGATGCTCGACGCCGTCCTCGGCGGCGCGGCGGACGTGAGCCCGGTACTCCGCGAGAATGTCGGCCTTGGTGTACTTCGTGCCCTCGGCGTAGAGGGCGGCTTCGGTCTCGATCTTGTGGGTGATGATGTTCTTCACGGGTAAGTCTCCTCGGGGATGGGGGTGGTGCGAATCAGAGGCCACGCTTGGCCTTGTTGAGGGCTGCGGTGACGGCTTTGTCGTAGCTGAGGAACCGACGGCGATCTTCCCAGACGACGCCGCCGCATTCGCGAACGACTACGCGGTACTGCTCGGGGATCGTGAAGGCTTTGGTCTTGTACTCGTACACCCGCTCCGATCGAGGTGCCGGTCGATACTTCAACTCAGAGGCGATTTTCTTGGCGGGCTGGTGGATGATCTCGACGACACACTTGCCGCCGGTCACCGTGCCGTGCGTCCCGCCTTCGCCGTAGGTCTCGATGAGTTCGATCACTGGAAGCCTCCTCGGGTTGGTGGGGATAAGTCACTCGCCGTCGAACTGCCAGTCCTGCGGAACGCTGTCGTCGCTGAGCCGGTCGCTGGCACAGTGGCAGCACAGCCGCTTGCCGTCGAGCAACTCCCAGTCGTCGCGGACGTGGTTGCCCTCGTCGCCGCAGTCGATGCAGCCGGTCGATTCGTCGTCGTTGTGCGTGTCGTTCACTGGAAGTCTCCTCTGGCTGGTGGTGGTGTCGGGTGATTCAGGACAGTCCGTAGACCTTCTTGGCCTTGGCGAGCAGAACCTTCTCGACGATCGCCTTGTGCTTGGCACTGACGCCGTTGAGCTTGAGGCCGGCGGAGAGCAGCCGGTCGTGGACGAGCTTCCGCTGCTTGGGCGTCGCGATCCGGAGGAATTGCTTGTACTCGCCGGCCCAGTAGGACGCGAGTCCGAGGTAGTCTCGTGTGCCGACAAGAGTCTCGTCGAGGTTGGCAAGCTTCGCGAAGGCGTTGAATGTCAGGGGCAGATTGTGGTTGCAGGCGGGGTCGTTCACTGTGGCGTCTCCTTGTTGGTGAGCAATCGTCGACTGCCCACAAATATAGGGCAAGACCAGCCGATTGTCAAGTGGTCGAAAAATGCCGTAAAAACAGGCCTTTTTTCAGGGCTGCGGATCGGCCTTGAACCCCGCCGGCGGCCGCCCCCGGGCCTTGCCGGCCTTCCGCAGCGACGCGGTCGTCGACCTGTAGCGAGTCAGGTCGGACACGGGAAACGCGAGACTGGCCGGGCCCAACTTGCGGCACGCGATCTTTCCGGTGCTGGCAAGAAGCCTCAGGTGCTTCATCGAGCATCCCAAATACGTGGCGGCCTCTCGCGTGAGCATCACGGGCTCCCCGGGAGCGACCACGATACGCGACTCCGCCGCCGGCTTGCCCTGCGGCAGAGCGCCGCGAACGGAGCCAGCGTCGCGAGCCTCGTCTCGCTCAGCCTTGTAGCGGATCAGGTCGTCGAGATCGTAGGCACGAAGGAACGGACCCTTCTTCGTCGACCAGATATGACCGGACGCAGCGAGCGCGTTGACGCGCCGCATCGAGAGACCGAGGAACTTCGCTGCCTCGCGGGTGACCACGAGACGTCGCTCTTTCTTGTGCTTCATTGGGAACCTCCGGACCGATTATACGTCGCGTCCGGTCGATTGCGATTAGTTTTTCGGCCTCCTCCTGAATGCGTGTGCTGGTCGTGGAAGCTGTCGCAAGTAATCCCAAAGCGCCGCGAGAGTCGTCGGCCACTCGTCGACGACGACTTGCTCCTCGTCGCCGGGGACGGCGATCAGGGTAGCCTCGACGCTTTCGGCCGTGACGGTGAACTCCACCGGCATGCCGAGAGTGGGGTCCATCACCGCCACCGTGAAGTAGGGCTGGCCGTCCCTCTCGCCGGCGGACTCGGAACAGATCAGAGACTCGAATGGCAAGAGCGTCGCGCGTGCGATCGTCAGGCTCGGCGAGTGTTCGCGGATGTAGGCGAGGGGCTTGTTACACGTCCGTGTGACGCTCATTGGTCGCTCCTTCTGATCAGGGGGATATTCGGCGGAACAAAGTAGTCGATCGTCTTGCCCTCGATGCTGTCTCCGCCTTCGAGCAGCGGATCTCCGTCATCGAACTCTCGCTGCGCCGCCCCGTGACTTGCTGCCACGGCGGCGCCGGCGACGTCTCGCTGCGTGTAGCCGATCTGAAACGAGTGGCCCGCCGGCGAGACCCAGAGGTGGTACTGGTTCGCCGAGTCGACGAGTCTCGACTGAGCCGGGTAAAGCTCGACGGCTTCTCGCTCGCTGCCGACGAGCAGATTCTTGATCCGCTGAAACACTCGCCAGTCACGCTCAGCGGCGCGGTCGTTTCGCCGGATCGAGAGCAGCACCCACTTGCTCATGTCTCCGTCCTCGACCGGCGAGACGATGACCGTGTGGGTGGCGTTCTTGAACATCTCAGTGTGCGGGTTCCCCAGCGGCTCATTCATCGCGACGGGCTTGAAGTCGGTCCAGCTTCGTTTTCGCATTTCAATACTCCTCCGGAAAGAGAACTGTCGTGACGCTGCGGTCCCACTCGGTGATGATCCACAGTCGCCGGCCGTCGATGTCGTATGCAGACAAGACTCGCTCGTCGCCGGCCGCCGCCCGGTCGTTCGCCTGCCGGTCCTCGTCGCACACGACGCCCCAGTCGCCAGACTTGTGCCGTGCGACGGCGTTGCTCGCGGCCAGACGCCGCTCGAACGGCCCCTCGTCGAGCCACTCGGCGACGCCGCGAGTCGAGACGAGACTTCCTAGCGTGAGTGCGATCACTTCAGCACCTCCTTCTTCGCGAGACTGGCCTGTCTGGTCGAGACGCTCGCCACCGTGGCAAGCCGCAAGAGTTCCGGATTGATCAGGACGAAGATTCACCTCGCTGGTAGGCTGCCTGCACGTCCGCGATGGTCAGCTTGCCCTCGTCGAGCAACTGGTACACGGCGCCGAGGCAGAGGTAGGAGATCGTGGTTCGCTCAAGGTCTGCGGCCTCGCCGAGAGTCTCGGGGATGACGCAGGGCTTCGTGACGACGCCGTTGAACGAGTTTCCGCAGATGTAACGCATGGTGGTCAGGTCTCCTCTTCGATGGGCTCGTCGGTCACGTACTGAGAATCGATCAACACTTCTGGCCTAAACTTCGCTAGCCTCTCGGCTCGGCACTTCGGGCAGACGCGAGCCAGCGGGATGCCCCGGGCGTCGCTCTCCCACCAGCTTGAGCGGCCGGAGCCGCAGGGGCATTCACGCATGGGGCCCCTCGCTCTCGATGGCACAGGCGATCTCAGTCCGGGCCTCGCGGAGGGTGTCGAGAAACTTGGCAATACGGACGCCGTTCTTGAAGACGTGCCAGCACGGCTTGTAGCAGCCTGCGTTGCTGCTACCGATGTCGCTGACCTCGTCCCTCTCGACCGTGTACCGCCCATCGAAGGTCGCGTATCCCTTTGGCGTCCGCTTCAGCCTCACTGCCGGGTATCCGGTGTCGTTCACTGGTGAGTCTCCTTGAGTCTTGGGTGGGGCGAGTGTATCCAGACTGTCAGTCGATCCGATCCTCGAAGCAGTAGCGGCTCGAAACGAGGTCGCCGGCTTGGCGAACGATCGTGGCGATCCGGTCGAGCTTCGCGGGGTCGTCTTGCTGACAGGCCCACTTCGTGACCTGACCGAGAGCGACTTGCTTGCGGACCTCCAGCGACAAGACGTCGCGGTGCCGCTCCGCGTACTTGAACGCATGCTCGTAGACCTTGACGGCTTGCGGGATCGTTCCGAACGGGATGTTGAAGCAGGCGATGGCGGTCACTGTGAGTCTCCTCTTGGGGGTTGTGTGTCGGGCGAGCGTATCCAGACTGTCAGCCGTCGAACTCGTCGACTTCGGAGGTCTCGTAGGCGTCGAGGACGTCGTCGATCGTCAGCTTGCCGCTGGCGAGCAGAGACTTGACCACGTACCGGCAGAGGGTCTCGACCGAGACGCCGCACTCGATGGCAGCTTCCTTGAGCGTCGAAGGGCCCTTGTCATCCCGTGGGTCCAGCTTCGAGAAGGCCTCGGCGACGTCGGCGGGGACGTCGTGGCATCCCACGGAGGCCGGGTCCGCCACGAAATACTCGGTCGACTTGTGGACGGTCTCCTTGCCCTCGACGGTTACAGACTGCTCGTAGTCGATCACGTGGATCACCGTGCCAGCCTTGAACGACTTGACGCCCCGGACGCCGTACTTGCACCGCTTGTCGAAGTGCGGGTTGGCGACGTCCTGTGGGAGCGAGAAGTACCGGCTTGCGGCAGCGACCTTCGGACCGAGATGGAATTTCTGAGCGTTCACTGGTGAGTCTCCTTCGTGACGGGGGTGGCGAGTGTATCCGGACATTAGGACGCTGTGGAGAGGAACTTCTCGGCAATGGCTTTCGCGGCGGCAAGGCTGCTGGCGGTGTCGATCTGCTTTGAGACGCCCGCCTCGGTGGCGAAGACGCGGTAGAACCGCCCCTTTCGCCATCCCCGGAGGTTGTCGCCGGTTGTCCCAAAATCGCCGCACACGGAGACGCGGCCGGAGGCGTGTCGATATGACGGGGCCGCGTTCCACCGCTGAACCCAGTCTCCGCTCTTCGTCCAGTTGCTGCTCATGTCTCGTGTCTCTTTCAGGTCAGGGGGTGGCGAGTGTATCCAGACTTCAGGCGATTGCCCACGGGGCCTCTTCGTAGCCCGGGATCAGGCGGATCGCTTCGTTGCGGATCCGACGGAGAAGCTTGCACGCCGCCGTGGTCTCCCAGTCCTCGGTCTCGCAGGACTGGTAGTCGAGGCAGTCGCACAGCTTGAGGACGACCACGGGCGAGACCGACTCAGTCTTGCCACAGAGAGCCGGCCGCAGGAAGTGAGCGTACTCTTCCGGCTTGTCGCTCTCGTAGCGGTGGCAGACGCTGCGGACGTTCTCGGCCGCGAGAGTCTTGTAGATATGGGCGTAGTCGTTCTCGGTGGCACGGTGATCATCGAGCCACGTGCCGTGCTTCACGGCGAAGTTGGCGATCGTGGCAAGATGCTTCTGGCTGACGACGAAAGCTGACATGGGGCGGGCTCCTGTGGCTGGTGTCTCGGGCTCGTGTGGTGAAGTATAAGACAAGGCCGGCACATTGTCAAGCGGGGGCTATTTCCGCCGGATCCGGCCCCCCACGGCCGCCGCGACGGACTCCGCCTCGCCGGTCGTGGCGTAGATCGCCGCCTTCGTGGCCGGGCCCCATCCGGAGCCGTTCCACGCCCTGAAGTCGTTCTCGACATAGAACCGGGGCGACTTGTGAGGGCGGACCTTTCCGTTCGACAGGGCCCGCGACTGATCGCCGCAGGACGGACACTTGACACAGCCCCTGTGGCTGCCGGGGAGGCCGATCTGGCCGCTGCCGGGGCACCGGGCGGCCGCCTTGGCCTTGGCCTCCTTCCGGGCCTTCTGGAAGGCCTCGCAGCCCTCCTCGGCGAGGCAGAGGGCCAGCTTCGATGAGAACCGGGCCTGCTCCTTGGACTCGACCGGGGCGCCGGGAAAGCAGACGCTGCACAGGGCCGGGCCGAGGTCGGCCACGGCGTCCTCGACCGGGCGGCCGCTCAGGTAGGGCACGAGTGCGAATCCGGTCGGGAAAAGGCCCTTGTTGCACGTGCAACAGTGACGGGCGGCGTGGACATGGCCGTCGGACGACGTCACGAGCCAGTAGCGGGCCCACGGGGCCGCGTCATAGATCGCCTCGCTCTCGCGGCAGGCGGCGGCGGCGACGTCCCGGTCCGACACTGCGGCCTCGAATCGGGCGACCGTCTCCGGGCCTGCGAGCCCCTCTTCGAGGCAGGCCGGGACCGTCAGTTCGTGCTTCTTGACGTCTTCGATCGTGGCGTTGCCCCCAATGTCGACTTCCTTGCGGACGACGACGTACTTCCACTCGTGGCCGTAGCGGCGAGACGGAACGCGGACCGAGACTTGCTTGCCGGAGTCACGGAGAACCGCGATGCCGGCGTACTCGACCTCCTTGCAGGCCCGGCCGAGGTCGGCAAGCTGTTCGAGGTAGGTCAGGTCGTGCTGGACGGGGTCGATCATTGTCGGGGTCTCCTCAGGTGTCCCAAGAGTATAGGGCAAGGCAGGCCTATTGTCAAGCGGCTGTTTTCAGGCCCTCTGAGAGTTTCCGAGGAACCAGTCTTGGTCGATCAGCCGCAGCCACCGCTCGTCAAGCTGCCGGTATGGGATGCCCCTTCGCGTCAGTCGGCCCTGCTTCCACCAATACCGCACGACCGCCGTCGTGCCCCCGGGCATCGCGTACTCCCACAGGAACTGGCCCGTCTGCGGATCGACCGCCACCACCTCGCCGTCTCGCTGCGAGTGATTGACCTCCTCGGTCCAGTAGTCGCCCACCGAGACCGTCGGGCACTTGCCCCAGAAGCGAGTCTCTGGATGCTCGACGCCGTCCCACTCTCGCTTCTCGTACTGGCCTGCGGGCATCCACGAGATCTCGCCGCTCTCGTGGAAGTCTCGAAGCTCACTCTCGTGGATCACGAGTCGCTCGCCCGGCCAGATGAACTCGAAGTACCCGCTCACCATCGAAGCAGCACCTCGATGACCTCGGCCACCGCCCTCGCAAGTTGCGAGTCAGTGCCAAGCTCTTGACCGAGTCTCACGAGCAGAAGCCCTCTGATTAGCTTGTCCATACTGGCACCGTGATGTAGTAGTAGCCGTCGTTGTTTGCGCCGGGGTAGCTGTCCGCCCACCTCCAGAACTTGACTCGCTCAAGTCCCACAAGCCGCAGCCGGCTGATGTCGACAGGCTCGAACGGCCCGCCGCTGCACGAGACTCGTCCGTCGACTCGAAACGTCCTCGCGTTGCGTGCCGCGAGCCCGTCGCCTCCGAGGATCGCGTCGCCGCCTGCCGTGCGAAACACGTCGCCCGGCTTAGGTCCGCGTGAGTCGATCCCCGTGATGGCGATCTCCTTGCTCTCGATCAGATCGTAGATGGAGAGTCCGTAGACGTGCTGGACGAACGCAGCCGCGTCTTTGTCGCACTCGAACCACTCGATCTCGTGACCGTTGCGAGTCACGACCGACACCCTGATGCTCATCTTAGTTAGCCTCCGAGATTCGCTTCTTCATCACGCGATCGGCGATCGTGCAACCGGCGTCTGCGTAGACGGACAGGATCAAAAGGAACCTCGCCGTCTCGCGGTCCTCGCCGTCCTCTTCGGGCACGGTGGCGAGGATCGAGTCTTCCTCGGCGGCGAGCCGGCGGACCTTCTCGCTCGCGTCCTCGACTTGTCCGTTGACGACGTCGGTCAGCCGCATCAGTTCACCCGGCGGCACGCCGTACCGCGACAGGCGGCGGACCGCCATCGCGGACGCGAGCGACAGGAGCGAGTTCTCGGTGATTGCCAGC